AATTCGTGCATTGAGAAGCTCATTCTTGTTGAGGTCAATGTTAGTTACAAATAATCTTGCCATTTTTTACTCTCCTTTAGGACAGGTACGCTGTCCCTGAAAATGGTTGTGCCATCGTCAGTGTTATCTGGTTAATACTATTATAGTCTATTCCCGTTTCTAATAAGTCGCCTGCGCTATTTTTAATAGTTACGTTTGGATTATATCCTAAGTTGTGAGTTATTTGAAGTGAATAAACCCCATTTAAGGGTCCTGTTACTTGATTTAGCATCCATGGGTAGGTCAGAGTCATTGTGCTTAGCAAGTAATTTGCTGCGCCTTCCCATGTTAAGCTGTTTAGCTTTGGACCATAAAATCTAGTGGTGTTTTTGTCATAATAGAAATCGCCTTCTAGGCCAATTGCATTTGATGGGGCTCCTGTTCCATTGAGGATTGTTTTTCCTCTTGGGCCTTGGGGGCCAGGGCTGGATACAACAACATCATTTTTTATTTCGGTTACTACTATTTTTTCATTACTCATATTGTCACCGATCTGCTTAAGGTAATATATCCCTCTAGCAATTTTATTCTATTTCCATTTGAATCTGTTACCATGATGTCGTAAGAAGACTTTGGATAAAAAAGACTATTTGTTTGTGCTTGAGACATTGTTACTGTCAATTTGCCTGCTGGCTGATCTATAACAATTCCGCTTGTTGGTGATGATAATGTAAATGCTAATTTAGATCCGCCTTTTGTATCTCTAACCTGCATTTTTGCAGATGCTGAGGTTAGCGCAATTGGAAGTCCAGCATTGTCTTTGTACTCGACAATAAATGAAAATGTAGTGTTTTGGTCAATTTCAAAATTTTTTTGCGCTGACATATCTCTCCTAAAATAGGAAAACTCCTGTACTTATTTTAGCACAGGAGAGTCCCTAATTCGATATTAAATTTTTACTTTGCTACGAATCCGAATTCCTTGTTGCTTGGGCTTAGAGCCTTAAGGATTACTGGTGCAACAGCTGCTACGCCACCTAGAAGAAGGTCTCTTGGATTTGTATTGCCAGTCATATATAGAGCAATTGCTGCTGAAAGAAATGCACGAGCATATGTTCCAAGAGCTGCTAAAATTTGTTCTGTCATTGTTACCTTTCCGTCTTTGTTTAAATCCAACTTATTGAATTTAGCCATGTTATCATCTCCATTTTGGGCGGGGTGCCCAGAATTTTGGGGAATATCCCCAATACTATAATTCTACCATATTAGGCAGAAATGTCTACTAGCTCACAATTTCCGTCTGAACTGCAGGCAAGGGTAGCATTAGTAGATGTGCCATCTTCTGTTTCGTAGAAAGATAAATCTTCCCAACGAATATCCTTTGGCATTCTTGCAACAAGTGCATCGTACTCTGCCTTATCTACCTCTTGGTAAGGCGCTTGCTTGTATGAGTGATCTGAATGCGGCAGGAATGAAATTCCAGATACCTCATCAAAATTCTTGTATACCCAAGCTCCTACATCCATCCATTCGTCTTCCTTTACAGAAACTGTAATTGATGGCTTATGCTCACACCATGCACGTTGGTAAACCAACCAAATGTTTAGGTGCTCAATAGCAGTAAGATCATTTCTAACAATTGCACCCTCTGGTGCTTTTACTGGGAATGAGAATACGTATGTATCGTTTGGCTTCATTACATCATCTTCTACTGGAATACCCACCTCTTTAAGAAAAGTAGAAATTGGATCTCCCTTTGAACCACGAACAGTTCTAATATAATATGGAGAATGCCAAGCATGCATTCCTGAAGATACCCCGACCAATTGAGATACTGTTCCCGAAGGCTTTACACAAGTAATAGCGGCAGACTCAGGAATCCCAATTTTCCCAGCCTCTTCTTTATTCTTTGCTCTTGCTGCTTCTCTAAGAGTCATTAAGAATGACTCTAGTGCAACCAAATCTTGTTTGCCTGACATAAACTTATGCCCAAACTGTCCAGTCAAAGAAACTCCTAGCAGGCGTTCCTCTTCTGTGTTATCTTTCCAAATCTTACGTAGATACTTAAAGTCTGTAAGAGTAGACTGCCAGGTTCCAAGAATAGTTGCTAGTTCTACTTTGCGTTCGATATCTTTCTTTGTATCATTTTCACGTAGTACGACTTCTGAAAGATTACAAAACTGGTAAGGACGTAGAATAATCTCTGAACACGGGTTAGTTCCATAGTGTATATCTGGATCTCTTCTTCCATACTTGGCTGCTTGGGCTTGAGCTGCGGCCACATTGTATATACCTCGTTCTCCTGATTTTGAATCATATAGAGATTTCCATTCTGCAATAAACTGCTCCATCTCTGGCTTGCGTGAATACGCAACAGAGTTATTAGACAAGGCACGTTGTGGGCTTGCTTCCCACCAGTTACCTGACTTTGCCTGTGCCATTTCAATATCATTAATATTAGAAAGAGAAATCATTGCTGAACGACGAACTCCTCCTACAACAACTACTTCACCAATCTTGCACATAATGTCGTGACATTCGATTGGCTTTAGGCTTCTTCCTGTAGCATTCTTAAACTTTGCAATTGTAAAATCAAACAAGTTAATAAGTGGCTGTGGGCCTGAAGATCTTCCACCCATTGTCTTAAGCCTTGCTCCTGCTGGTCTTACTTTAGAAACATCAATTGCTGGAATCTGTCCAGACCAAAGTAGTGCTAGCAACTCACGGTATGCCTTAGCCCAACCTTGCTTTGAATCTTCTACTGTAATTACTGTAGTTGACTTCTCTAAAGTTTCTGGGACGGCAGGAAGCTTATTGATGTACTTATACTCAACGGAGAATCCTACACCTGTACCGCACATAAGTATATACATTGTCTCATCAAATGAACGTGGGGAATCAACTGGTAAGAAAGCACAGTTATATCCAGCTACATTGTCTCTTTCCAATGCTGCTCCCGAAGTCATAACAGAACGCATCGATGGCATGACATTTCGTTCAAAGACAAACTCTTTTAATTCCGCAACAAGCTTCTCATTTGGAATATAATTATGGTTATTTTCTAGATGACCAAGCATGAAGTTAAAATATCTATCTACTGTTTCTCCCCATGTCTCACGACGATTATCTTCTGATATCCATCTTGCATATCGAGATAACGCAATAAAATTTTCGTATGGGTTTGCAATAGTCTTAGACATTTTAGAGTACCTGTTTCTCCGCCTAGCGGTTAATTTAAATTTAGTGTGAAGATCCTATTCTACCAAAGAAGGCTTTATAGGGGAAGGGGTTAAGAAAACTTTTTAGATAAATGATCAAACGCTTTCTTAGTCAACTGATCCCAGTTATAATCTTTATGTATTTGATCGGCTTGTGCAAAATAGTATCCCGAATAGGCCTTAAAATTAATTACAGCATCATACATTTGATCTTCTAGATGTTTTGCATCTGGCTTAAACATTTTTCCAATGTAGTCGTCTCCTACAGACTTTGGTAAAGTCTCATCCGTTAGTTTAGATTTTAATTTAAGCGGGCCTAAATAATTTTCATAATGACACCAGTCGTATGTTGATATAACTGGCATACCTGTTGCAAGCCCTTGAAGTGGAATAAAGCCAAAGCCTTCTCCCCAAGTCGGATAAAGAAGAACATGGTGGCTATGATATAAACTTAACAACTCTTGCTCTGAGTATTCGTCAGTTATAATTTTTATATTTGAATAAATGATATCTGGTGTTACAAACTCATTATTTTTGTTATACATCCTAGTGGTGTTTGAGTTATGACACTTTAAAGTAAGTTGGTAGTCTGGATTATTACCAAAAAGCTTTGCAAAAGTTTCTACTGCTAACTGACCGTCTTTTCTTGGTGAAGGTTCTCCAATATGCAAAAACTTTATTGGCTGTCCCTCATTAATTACTCTTCTTTTTGGTTTCCAAAAATCTTCAATTCCGTGAGGATAAACATATATTGGTTTTGTTATTCCATTATCTTTAAATACTTTAGCACACCAGTCTGACGTTGTCCAAACTTCATCACAATGATTAAATCTTTCTACCCAGTCTGGGCGCATTGAAGTAGATTCCCAAGGGGTATACCCAATTTGATACTGCCTTCTATGCATTTTAAAATGTTGCGGCTGTGTAAAATTAATTTGGACATCTGCTTTAGGATCAGCATATGTAACATAATGACCTAAATTATTTAATGATTTAACTATATTCTTTCCAGCATAACCAAAGCCAACAGCTGGGTTTAACCCTGCTTTAATCGTATAATAAGATATTTTCATGTTTTCTTTCTGGTTGACTGGCTTGACAGGCTTAGGTATTCAATGTTATTATTATAGTTCGTTATCTCTAGAGGAGGAAATGCCAATGGAGAAAATAAAACAACAGGTAAGTGATTTGGCTCATAACCTGGTTACAATAGTAATGATAACATTATTTTTGTTTCCTGTACAGCCTGCAAATGCCTTAGTAGTAAAACCTTTAGTGAAAACTGAAGCCCAATTAAAGCAAGAAGTCTTAGATAGTTTTAGTAAAGAGATTTACAAGCCATCTGAGATGCTTACAGACGAAGAGCTGCTAACGCTTCTTAAGACTGTAGGATTCGAAGGGTCAGGCCTTAAAAAAGCTTGGTCAATAGCAAAGCGTGAATCTAATGGAAGACCGCTTGCATATAACGGGAATAAGAATACTGGAGATAGTTCCTACGGAATATTCCAGATCAACATGATCGGAAATCTTGGTCCTGAAAGACTTGAGAAATTCGACCTAAAGAGTAACAAAGAGTTATTCGACCCAGTAACAAACGCAGAGATAACGTATTATATGACCAATGGCGGTATTGATTGGTCAGCTTGGAAGGGTATGACCCCAAAAGCGCAGGAATGGCTATTGCAATTCCCGACTGATCAGAAAAAGTAGGTCAAATGCAGATACAATATGTATCTAAGTACATAGCCTTATCAGAAGAGGGCCTTGTTCCTAGACTTGAATGTCCAATGGATCAGGGCTCTCTTCAATCTAACATGGATTTGGATAGTAATATATTTTTATATTGTTTATCTTGTGAATATAAAAACAACATAGGGTTAGAAGTTTACAGCAAAATAGTAGAAGCGATTAAAAATGAAATCTAAAAAGCTAGAGTATGATTTATATCATCCCGTGTTTGAGCCTATAGGTTATATGAAAGACGTAATGCCTGAATGGTTTAAAAAAATAGAAAAGTTTTCTGGAGGGAAATTAAGCGTTTCTCCTTCAACAATAACAGTAAAAAGTTGTGCGCCATTTATGGATGCTTTTTTAACTGGATATTATATTCCATTGCCTGTTGATTTACTTGTAGAGCAAACTCAATATGGGCCAAAGATAAGCTGGAGCTGGTTTGATTTAGATTATACTGAAACAGATTTTGTAATCGAAAGAGATCCTGGAATGATTCCAACGCTACCCATTCCTAAAGGGTTTAGCCCTAATCATTTTTCTTGGAGCACAAAACAAATACTTAAAGTTGAAAACGGATACAGCTTGCTAATAACTCATCCATTAAACCGTGACGATCTTCCATTTAGAACTATGTCTGGCGTTGTTGATGCAAATTATCCAATGAGCGGAGGAAAGTTACCATTCTTGATTCAAGAAGGGTTTGAAGGCATTATAAAAGCTGGAACGCCTATTGCACAAATTATACCAATCAAGTCAGAGCCATGGAAGCTTGAAAGAAATACAAAACTTTTATCTGAGGCAAAGTTAGCACGTAGCGAGTCTTTAAAAACTATTATTGGTTGGTACAAAAATAAATACTGGAACAGAAAGGAATACAACTAATGTCAAATTGCGAATGTGGCAACTGTATGTGCGGCAAAGGAATTCAAATAAACACAACAGAGGATGTGCAGTATGAATCTTCTGGATTTGAAACATACGAATGGAAGATGCCTGTAATCTTCCCCAATACCGACGGAGGGATAAATAAAAATGGATGAATCACAACTACCTGACGGCGCTATAATATCTGATGCTGGAACGATTGAAGACAATCTTCCAATGGTCACTTATATTATGCTTCACAGAATATATGATCTTCTTTCGCTTATTGCTGACAAGATTGTTGGCGGCGAAGAAGTTTCAAAAATGGTGGGTTACCACGAAAAGGGATTTTTGCTTGGCCCTGAACCAGCATATACCCCGATTGAAGTAAAGGATGAGGTAGATGGCATATAGTCAAGAACAAATGGACTTTGCCCATAAGATTGTTTTTAGACTTATGGAGATTCTTAAAGTTTGTCCCAACGTAGATGACAAATATAAGTGTCACACTACCCACCAGCCTGCACACAAAAGATGTGTAGACCTAATGGTACTTTTAGCTGAAATAACAAACCTTCCAGAGTACTTGGTGTATTTAGGAAACAACGATGAAACTAACAAGGACCCATACGGTTGGATTGTTGCTTACCCACCAGCCGAAGCTATTGTTGTAGAAGAATCAAATAATACTGAAAAAGCAGTTGACTTAGAATAAAACATATTCTACAATAAAGATGTGTAGGTTAGAGACACCACCATGTCTCCCTATATAATGTGTAGCAATACACTAGAAATGCCCAATCGGATCCGCCTCTGATTGGGATTT